ATCCTGCGGGACTTTTCTGACGTCCTGGCGGTACCGCTGCCGGAGCTTGCTCCCATGTTCGGCTTTGCACAGCAAAACCCCCACCACGACCGGGACGTGTGGGAGCACACCATCGCGGTGGTGTCCCGCATCCAGCCAGAACCGGTCCTGCGCTGGGCGGCCCTGCTCCACGACGTGGGAAAGCCGTCCTGCTTCACGGTGGAGGACGGAGTGGGCCACTTCTACGGCCACGCGGCCCAGAGCACCGAGCTGGCAGGGGCGATCTTCACACGGCTGAAATTTGACCATGACAGCCGCTCGCGCATCCTGAGATTGATCCGCTACCACGACCAGCCCCTGATAGCGGAGCGAAAACCGGTGAGGCGGCTTTTGAACAAACACGGCCCGGAGGCCGTGGAGCAGTTGATTGAACTGCACCGGGCGGATACCCTGGGTCAGTCGTCCCTGTGTCTGCCCCGCCTGGACGAATTGGAACAGATCCGCGGGGTGATGGACGAGCTTCTGCGGGAGGATGCCTGCTTTTCCCTGAAAAATCTGGCGGTCAACGGCAACGACATGATTGCCCTGGGCAAAACGGGCCAGGAGATCGGCCTTGCTCTACAGGAATGTTTGAACGCCGTGATCGACGAGCGCGTACCAAATGAGCGGGAGGCGCTGCTTGCGTGGATCCGGGCCGACTCCACCCAAAATTTTGGTTGATTGTAAAATGAAGTTGGAAGTTGGACACATAAAAATCCATATGGCAAGCTTCATGGTGTTTCCTCTTTAGATGATGATGCCCGCGCAGTGGTCGATCTCGTGCTGGATGATCTGAGCCGTCCAGCCGGTGAAGGTCTTGAACCGCTCCTGAAACTGCTCATTCTGGTAGCGGACCTTGATGGATTTCCACCGCCTGGCCGGGCGGACGCCCACCAGAGACAGACAGCCCTCCTCCGTCTGATACGGCCCCGACTGCTTGATGATCTCCGGGTTGAACATGACCATGTAGACACCCTCGTTGTCAAAGGCGATGATGCGCTTGTTGACGCCGATCATGTTGGCCGCCATCCCCACACAGCTCGCCTTGTAGTGCTCCAGCGTTTCCAGCAGGTCGGCGGCGACAGACAGATCGTCCGGTGTGGCCGGTTCGGCCTTTTGGGACAGAAAAGCTTCGTCTTTGCAGATTTCTCGGATCATAGGGTGGACCTTCTTTCCTCAAGCGTTGCATTCTTACCCCAGTATAACACAGTACCAATGCTCCGTCGAGGGCCAGATCTTGCACCGCAATCAAGCAAAGAAAACCACCGGATAATCTTCGCCGTCTCCGGAGAAACTACGCCTGAGGTGGTCTTATGGCAAAACAAGGTATGGCCCGGCCCGACTGGACCAAGCGTCTGAAGAACAGCGCCCCGCCCGTGCCTGAACTTCAGGGGAAAGCCAAAACCGGGAAAGAAAAAGCTAAACCCATGATCCCCGGCACCAGCGGCCCTGAGATGAGGGTGTATCACGAACCGTCCGGTTGTGCCGATCAGGAGGACCTATGAATATGGAGTTGCCATTGGGCTTTGGCATGGCGCTGGCCCAGAATGAACTTGCTATGCGGCGGTTTGAGGCACTCTCCGAAGCGGAGAAGCAATCCATCATCCAGCAGACTCACAGCGTGACTTCCAAGCGGGAAATGCAGCAGCTAGTTGACTCCCTCTGTAACCGGAACAGCATATAGAAAATGAAAAAATCCCTCTGAAATCGACGATTTCAGAGGGATTTTGGCAAATAACCGTAATTTTGATACAAATGCACCCCCTAAAGCCAAAGGGGGTGCATTTTCAGTTTTAGGGGTGCAAGCTGACACGGGGGTGCAGCCATCGCCATTGTACTCCTGAGATATTTCACGCTGTCTCTATTAATGACATTTCGGAAGTTGATTATTTTTTCATTCTAGTGATACCGCCAACTTTAGGAGCAGGTTTGCTATAACTAGCGGTAGCGGATTCACTAACACTACTTGTGTTCGAACGCTTCATTCGTGTAATGCCGCCAATATTTGTGGACGTTATTGAAGTCTGAGCAACCTTAGTAATTCCGCCAACTTTACCGCCAATCGTATTGTTCTGGACTCTGGTAATACCACCAACTTTTTGAGCAGTACCTTTTAATCCGGTAACATTAGTGCGGGTCGAAGGGGGTATCAAGTCTTTTCCATCGGTTGTGCAGGAACTGCTGACCACATATTTTCTGGTCAGATAAGATTCAACACCATTATCGTTGTTGAGAAACATTACCTCAATATTTTTTGCAGACTTTGAAACAACAACAGCATAAAATCTTTCCAATTCACCATTACTGGCGGGGGTATTTGAGGTGCCATTCTTCACGGGCTGAATTGCATTTGATTTTTTCTGTATTTCAAGGGCTTTTAACGCAGCCGAAAAATGGCGCACACATTCATCAGTAGCAGGAGTTCCTTTTGAGTTCTTATTACCGTAAAAGGCATATAATGTACCTATTTCATAAAATGCGGCAGGATAAGATGCATTATAACTTTCAATTTTCTTTTTCACAGCCTATCCCTCTCACCTTAAAGTGTACTGCCTTTCGTTGAGCGGAATCTCGTCAATCCAACGTTGCTGAACAATATCGAAGATAATAACTTCCAATATACCTTGCTTTTTATCAATCTGCATATAAATACGATACTTTTCTCCACCAGGATTTGGGATGTTAATGGTCCCCAACCTATGTTCACCAGTCAGATTTTTCTGGTAAACTTTTATCTCAACCGAAGATACATTCTTATCCAGGCACTCTACCTCCTCGTAAATGCCTTGATATGTAATCCTATCAAGGAACGTTTCCTTTACAAGGACGCCCTTGCAGATAATGGGAATAAATTCATTCTTAACAGAGTCCCAAACACCGTAGTCACTCTCAACAGTATCATCAATATAAGATTCATCCTTACAACCAACCATCGCAAGGCCGCGAACTATACTAGTCAGGACTTCGCTCTCAATAGCTTTGTTCTTCTTGTAACTTTTGATAAAGGTATCGTTCTCCGTCAACTTGCTTGAAACTCTATTGGCGCCAAATTTGTCAACCAGCAGATCCTGCACAACAGGAATCATGGAAGATCCACCAGCAAGAATTACATGATCGATATCATAAGGGTCTTGGATATTTCCATTCTCTAGGCAGGTTTCAATCAAAGAATCAATCTCATCAAGTTTATCTTCAATAGCATTAGAGAAATCATCTCTATAGAAAGTCTGTTCCTCAATCTGAATATTTCTTCCTATAAATGAAAATTTGTATTTGCTTGCTTTTGAGAGATCACACTTGCATTTCTCTACTGCGGAGATGAAACGAATGCCATCTTCACACTGGAGTAGTTTTTTCCACAACTGTTCCGGTGTGAGATTTGTACCGAAGCCAAATTCGGAACCAATTCTCTTTGGGCCATATTTTTTTGGATTACAAAAGCTATTAATAAAAAATAACCTCGTCAGTTCCTCGCCACCAAGGGTAATGCGCTCTTTTGAAATAGTCTCATGGGGATGCAACTTATCAGCGGCCACTTGATTCTTTAGATTAACAATGGCAAGGTCAAGTGTGCCGCCACCGAAATCAAAAACCAATACAGTTGTGTCATGTTTCAGATTTAATCCGTAATGAATTGCAACTGCAATCGGTTCAGAAACAAATTCAGTTTTATGCTCTGCTTCATCGAGCGTTCCGTAAAATCCTGATTTTACCAACGCCTGCTTGAGGATATTTTTCTGAATATCTCCATACTGAACCGGAACACCAAACACAACACCGGACATCTTAATTTCAAGTTCATCAGCGACTTTTTCCGCTTTTAAGCGAAGCACTTTAAGAATGGCTGCAATCATATCTATTCCAGAAATGATTTTGCCATTAATATTATACTCAAGCTTGCTTCCTTTGCGTTCCAGATCGAGTTTGATCTGTTTGATAAAACGCTGTTTCTTACGATTGCCGGTTCCCTGAATATATTGATTCAAAGCGTCCTCGCCAGCCACAATTTTCCCACTATCATCAGCAAGAATTACAGAGGGAATTGTCTCTCTGGGAAGTGTATCCTTAACATCAACCACAAGTGTATGCTCAAGTTGATCATCACCAATAAATCTAATTGCAATAGAAGAATTTGTTGTGCCAAAGTCTATGCCGTATTTATAGATCATTTCTTTTCTCCTTTCTGCGTAGATTTACTAGGTTTATTGGATATATTCATGTTCATGTGAGGTCTTTTCTTTTTTGACGGGGCTGCATTTTCGGGATGATTTATCTTATTCTGTACAGAAACCTTAGCAACCGAGGCTTTGCTCGGCCGCTTTTGTACCGGCGCTGGAATATACACCTCAGCCGCCCTTATCTTCTGATTACCATCATCGTCTGTATATGAGAATCCTAAGGTTTGGAGTTTTACTTTTTTACCCTTAGATCCAGGCGTCGAAGGCATTCTATGCTTTTGGGGATCGTAATCAACAAAGAACTGCATCTTCCAAGATTCAATTTCATCTGCAGTTTCAAGCCCCATTGCAGATAGGCCTACGCGTAAATCCGCTAATGCTGGGATCACATGACTAGCAACAAGGCTGCACTTTATTTCTCCATCAGAATGCTTCAAATTAACAGCCAACTCCTCCAACTGCTCAAGAGGATGATAAACAGAGGTAAAGAGTTCCTGACTATATCGATTTATTTCCCTTTCCTTTGCAGCCAGTTTGCGCTGAAGCTTTCGAATACTTTGATCTGTTCTATAAATATAACTTTTAACAAGATCCTTCTGCTCTGGTGACTCCTGTGCGATGAACTCTACTATAAATTCTGCGGGTGTGATTCCGAGTTTCTCCACATCGGTGGATTGGATTAACTCCATAAAAGCATCCATGCTGGTACCGCTCACATGGTGCATCAATGTGGTTGCAATTTTAAGAAGTGACTCGTCAACTACATCATCTGCAGTTTTCAGGATGATTTTCCAATCAGATGTCTTATTGATTGTATTCCACCAAGTCACATAGTCGTTAGAGCCTCCAATTGATTCCTTGATGGAATATTCCAAAAATATTCGATTTTCTGTATCCTCCAGATATGAAGGGTTGGATAAATACATTTTTTCGAGATATTCTGACAGCATCCTGTTATGTGTACCAATAAAATGAGCAATCAAATCGCATTCAAGATCAATAGCATTATCTGAGTATAGCTTAGCAAGCACAGGAAACGCTACATTCCTATAATCAGTTTTTTCGAATAGCGCGACAAATTTCTGCAGAAATCCATAGTTCCTAAGAGACTGCTCATTTTCAGTTGTCAACTCACCGTCACTGATATATTGAATAAGAAACTCTTCCTCAACAGAAGGCTGAATTTCATCTATAGCTTTGTATGCTTTCTGCCTTTGGGCATCCATCACTTCCACATTGGTAATCTGATTCAGGTATGTTTTTGCCTTTTCATAATGCTCTCTGAAAGCCTCTATGGACTTTTCAAATTCTGTAATTTGGTCATTCAGTTTTTCGAGCCGAAGCTCATCTTCTGATTTTACCGACGAAGCAGCAGCTTCATCGGAATTTCCTTCTATAGCAATGCCCTCTATGTTTTTTTCTACCAGTGAATCTTTTTCTTGAGGTGCATCCTTAGCCTGCTTCCTTGCTTTTGCAATTTTACCCTTCAGAGATGACCGCTCTTTTTTTGCGCGGTCCATTTCCTGGTTAATTTGTGTAAAATAGTCATTGATTCTGCCTAGAATACTCCCATCAACACACATGAGTATTTTGTTTTCAAATTTTGTGATGTCTATATATTGCATCAATAATTCAAAGACATCCAACGATGCGTCAGCGCAATACAGACGTCTTGCATCAGAATACTTTGCTGCCCATTCCTGCTCTGCTAATTCCGCAGAACAGCAGATCAATTTCTTTACTTCCGGAAGGCCGAAAGGCTCGATGTATTTAATGACATCAACTTCCTTTTCTAATCTCTTAAATGATTCGCTCGTGACAAATTCAGAAGTAGGCTTTTCGAGCAAGCTAAAAAGGTCAGCTAAGTCACGCTTTGCACTCATTTTAAGTGTTCCTTTCATAGCAATTAAGGCAATATACCGTATTACTTAATAAAGGCTTTCCGCAATTACAGCACTTATGCTGAGTAATTTTCAGTCCCACAGTTTCCATCAGATAATAAGAAAAAACAGATTTGTCACTGCTTCGATAATTTTCATTTTTCAAGCATCTGATTACCTCAGCGCAATCTGAAACGACATTTCTGAATGTACTTGTATCAACAAATAGCCCATCTTCCATATGATGGAGAGTTGTATTTATCAATTTATTCAGAAGCTCTATTCTGATTACGTCTTCTCTTTCCAGCTGAAAAGCCGGAGCTTTATGAAAGCCAAACTTCGTATCAATTTCAGAGCGCAATTGACAAATAGCTCTATAGGCATTGCGCAATTGAAATTGTAAAGTGTCTAACATATCCTGCATATAAACAGATTGGATGTTTCTGCGATTAATTATTTCAAGAATAGCTTTTTCAGCAACCAGATAACCTGCCTTGAGCTTTTCAAGTTCAGAAGATTTTTGTATAAATTCTTGCCGTATTTTTTCCTTTAATGCTGAATTGTCCTCTGTCTCTTTGTATCTATTTAATTCAGCACGGTAATCGTCAAAGCATTTGCAATTGCTCCCTAAGGAACTCATTATCATACATGGGTCAACATATCCGCCATTGCTACGCTCTCGATTAGCCTCGAGAATATCTGAAAACAGGCCCATCTTATTTACCTCGGCATTATTAATGCGGATCAATAGTTAAAAATCGAAAAAAGGTTAAAACAGTACAGCATAACTGAGAAAGAGGGGCAAAGGAGATCCCGTTGTATCCGGTGATACTGCTTCCGCTTTTGTCAGTTCCAAACGGCAGCCGATTGAATCGTTTTTCAACTGGCTCCAGGCGCGTTTTCACATTCAGGCTGCATCCCACATCCACTCTGCTGTCGGTTTGCTGTGCCACATCTTTTCGATTCTCGCTGCTTCCATATTTTCGATGCCGCTCAACTCATGATTTGCATTTATTTATAAATTTTACCATATATTTGGCAGAAAAGCAAGACCCGCCAGCAAATTCATGCCAGCGGGGGTGTATGCGTTTGTTCGTTTACGTCTCAATCTCCGCGCTGTTCTGGAAGGTAAACACCAGCCGCCCATCCTGGTAGACAGTGGCCTTTTGTACCGTTGCCGCCCAGAGCCGGTCATCAAATTCCGTGACGCCGGAGTCGTACTCGGCCAGAGCGAACATGAACGCGCCGATCTCGTCGGCCTTGGCGGTGCGCTGGGACCGGACATTCTGGAGCTTCTCTGCCTTGGCTTTCGCCGCCTCGTACCGGGCCACATAGCCGTTGTACCGCTCGGCGTATGCCTCCTGGCTCTGTGCGCTGTGGGAATTTTCCTCCACGCACCGCCGCGTCAGCTCTGTCACCACCTCGATCTCCTGGCGCAGCGCGTCCAGTTTCGCATCAATGTCGGAGCAGTCGGTGAGGGTTAACTGCATCAGGCGGCAGTCCTCCAGGAGTGTTTCTTTGCCGTCCAGAAGTTTGTTGAACGCCGCAAGGAACCGCTCCTTGATATCGTCCTCCCGCAAATGCGGGGTGCCGCACCTGTGTTCGCCGTCGAACTTTGCGTTGCACTGCCAAATGATGCAGCGGTATTTGCTGTTGGAGTGCCATACCTTGGGGCCGTAATAACCGCCGCAGTCACCGCAGACGATGCGGGAGGCGAAGGCACCGCAGCCGCTGTAGCGAAGGCCCAGCTCTTTGCGGCGGGCAAACTCCGCCTGCACCAGGTCGAATTCCAGCGGGTCGATGATGGGCTGGTGGCTATGCTCGATGTAATACTGCGGCACCTCGCCCTCGTTGACCTTCCGCTTTTTCGTGAGAAAATCCACTGTGAAGCACTTTTGCAGGAGGGCTGCGCCCTTGTACTTCTCATTCGTGAGGATGCTGGACACAGTGGTGGACTGCCACTTGGCCTTGCCGGACGGGGTCGGAACGCCAGCGTCGGTGAGTAGCTTGGCGATTGTGCCAGGGGTTTTGCCCGCCATGAACAGGCTATAGATTTGTCGGACGACCTTCGCCTCATCTTCCACGATCTCTGGGAAACCATCAGGCCCCTTGCGGTAGCCCAGGAACTGCTTATAGGGGAGATTGATTTTGCCGTCCGAGAACCGCTTGCGCTGGCCCCAGGTGACATTTTCCGAAATGGAGCGGCTCTCCTCCTGGGCCAAGGAGGACATAATGGTGATGAGAAGTTCGCCCTTGCTGTCCAGGGTATAGATGTTTTCCTTCTGGAAGAACACCTCCACGCCCTTCTCTTTCAGCTTTCGGACGGTCACCAGGCTGTCCACCGTGTTCCGGGCAAAGCGGCTGACGGATTTGGTGACGATGAGGTCGATTTTGCCATCCAGGGCATCTTGCACCATCTGGTTGAAGCCCTCGCGGTGCTTGGTGTTGCAGCCGGAAATCCCTTCGTCAGCCGCTGTCAAGTAAGGACTAAAAAAATTCTCGATTTTTATGACGCACTCAGCATAGTGTTCATTTCCTGGAGCAGTTGTTCCAGCTCGTCTTGGCAGGAAAGGATGATCTCAATCTGTCCTTCCGGGTGGATGACCACGCGCTCCACAAGTTCTTTGGCAATCTCCTCGGTAAGCGTCTCCAACTCCGCGTACTGTTTATACTTGGCAATGAAAGTATTATCCTCTGTCAAAGGCGCTGTGGAAAGTTGCTCCAACGATTCGATCTGGCTGGACAGTTCCTGCATCCGCTCTGTGAGTTGCTGCTTTTGGGTTCGATAATCCTCCCGGTCGATGTTCCCGTCGATCAGCTTCTCATAGAGGTCTTGCAGAGACTTTTCCATTTGGCTTTTCCGACTCTGTAAAACAGCCAGCTCCCGCCGCGCTTGCCTCTTTTTCGCCTGTAAACGGTCTTTCTGGAGAATCGCCAGATGTTCCAGATCGACCGCGTAGGCGGCATAAGTTCGTATCAGCGCTACGACCATTTCGTTGATATCAGACTGCAACACACCTTTGCTGGTGCATCCGTATCCCATCTCCAGGTGTGCCGTGCTGCAATGGTACTTGGCATTTTTAGTCTTGGACAACAGCATGGCATAACCACAGGTGGCACAGATGACCTTTCGACGCAAGGGATTTCGACTTGAAACAGTCGGAACAAATTCCTTGTAGGCTTTCATGCGCATTTGCGCCCGGTCAAACAGGTCTTGGGAAACAATCTCCTCATGAGCGTCATCTGTCACGACCCAATCAGAACGGCTTCGTTTGACTGTGTGGACATGGCCCACCTGATCTCGTTCCCGCTTGCCATAGATGGTCTTGCCGATGTATCGCTCATCCCGCAATATCTTGAAGATTGCGCTTTTTGTCCAGTAATTGTCCTCATGGATACTGGGCCACCGGTCGCGGGAACAGCCTGCTGCCCGTTTGTATAGCATGGGTGTCAGAACACCTTCCCGGTTGAGGGCAGCGGTGATAGCGGTGGCCTCGCGCCCGTCTGCCGCCATTGTGAAGATGCGCCGCACTACTTCTGCCGCCTCCTCGTCAATCAGGAGGTGGTTTTTGTTTTCCGGGTCCTTTTTGTAGCCGTAGGGGGCAAACGGACTGAGGAACAGTCCTTGCTCCGCCCGGTGCTTTTTCGCTGCCTTGACCTTTTGGGAAAGTTCCCGGCTGTAAAGGTCATAAATCAGAGTCTTGAAGGAAGTGTCCAGACTGTCAATATCCTGGGAGCGAGTGCTGTCAAAGCAGTCATTGATGGCGATAAAGCGCACCCCAAGGAAGGGAAACACCCGGCTGATGTAGTTGCCTACCGTCAGGTAGTCCCGGCCAAAACGGGACAGGTCTTTGACGATAATGCACTGGATTTTCCCCTGCTTGACCTGCTCCATCAAATTGGTGAAGCCAGGGCGCTCAAAGTTCTTGCCGCTCCATCCGTCATCGCAAAACTCGGACACCTCCCAGCCCATAAACTCGGGATGGGTCTGAATGAAGTTCTGGATCAGGCCGCGCTGGTTGGAGATGCTTTCGGACTCCGCTTTTCCGCTGGACTTCAAATCGCCGTCCTCGTTGGACAGACGAAGATACATGGCCAATGTCATGGCGTTTGCCTCCCTTCTACATAATCTAAAAGAGCTATGTACTCGTCCCGATACCGGAACTGGATCGTGATATTTTGATTGGCGTCGATTTCGATGCGCTCGATCAAAGCTGCGGCCATTTCCTTTGTCAGCGCACCTATGCCACGAAATGCTCCGAATTCACATAGGAATCGGTTCTCACTGGTTTGGTTCTTGCTGGCGGCCTTTTGCTGCTCCAGCGTGTCGATCAAACGCTGAGCCTTTTCCGCTTCTTCTTTGTAGCGAGCTTTCAGCGTCACATACTCCTGCTCTGTCATCAGCTGCTCCACATAGTTCTGATAGAGACTGTCGTACAGAGACTGGCTGCGTTTGAGGGTACGGCGGGCAGCTTCCAGCTGTACCTGCGCCTCTGACTGCTGATGGCGAAACTCTGGCGTCGCATTTCTCTCACGGACTACCTTGTCTAAGTCGGCGGCCAACTCAACTTGCTTCTGGATGGCCTCAAAAACTACCTCATGCAAATCTTTTTCCTGGATACTGGTGAAATTGCAGCGCTTTGGGTCGTTGGCATGGCCTTGGCAGATATAGGTGTACCACAGCTTTTTCCCGTGGCTCACAGACTTATATCGAACCATTGGACGCTGACATTGGGGACACCAGACCAGCCCGCTCAAAATGTTCTCGCAGTGGTCTAAATAGTTGTATTTGCCCAATCTCTGATGGTAAACATCTTTTCGCTCCATCATGATTGTCTGGACTGCTTCAAAGGTCTTTTCATCAATAATAGGCTCGTGGGTGTTTCGCACGACGATCCAATCAGATTCTGCTGTGTAAAATTGTTTCCTACCGGCATAAAAGGATTGCTTTTTTCGCCCCTGGACCATGTGGCCCCGGTACACAGGATGTGTCAATATCGTTTTGAGCGGCTGAACGGCCCAGAGAACGCCCTTGTATTTTTCTGTTTTGACCGTTCCGCTTTCATACAGATACGCCGATGGGGACAAAACACCAGCATCATTGAGTCTCCGCGCAATTTGAAGCATACTGCCTCCCTCGGCCCGCCACTGGAATATCTGGCGTACTACCGGGGCGGTATCCTCGTTGATGACCAGATGATGCTTGTCCGCCGGGTCCTTCTTGTAGCCGTATGGTGCCCAGGCTCCGATGAATTCTCCCTTTCGCTGCATGACCTCTAATGCGGACCCAGACTTTCGAGAAATGTCCTTGCTGTAAACCTCGTTGATCAGGTTTTTGAGCGGGACGATGTAGCCGTCCTGGGTGCGCTCGGCGGTCAGAGTGTCGAAATTGTCGTTGACGGCGATAAACCGCACCCCCAGAAAGGGAAAAATCCGCTCCAGGTAGTTTCCCGTCTCCTTGTAGTTCCTGCCGAAGCGTGACAGGTCCTTGACCACGATACAGTTGATATCGCCGCGTTTTACCTTCTCCATCATTGCTTCAAACTGCGGGCGCTCAAAGTTTGTCCCGGTCGCGCCGTTGTCACAGAACAGCGAGACAAGTTCCATGTCTGGCTGATTTTCAACAAAGCCCATCAGCAGGCTCTTTTGCCCTTCGATGGTATCCGCCCCCGGTTTGCCGCTATCCTCCACGGACAGACGGGCATAGGCTGCGGTTTTGTAAATGCGCTTGGCGGGAGCGGCCTGGACAGTCTCGGTCTCTTGCGCCAGCGGATTGATCTTTCGTTTCGTTCTTGCCATTTCAAATTGCCTCCGCTAATTTTGCCTGGTGCAGCATATCCAGCTGCCACTCAAAATCGTCCTGCCAACGGTAGATGATCTCAATCGCATCTCCGTTGTGGACCAGAATTTTATCTATGAGCGCCACGACCACCGCACGGTCCAGCTTCGTGATGCCCTGATGTTTCTTGAATTCATCCATCCAGGTGTTGCTGGCTCCGTGTTCCTGTATCTCGTCCAGCGACGACCGAAGCGCATCCATCTGTTTCTCACTTTCATCGGCTCGGCTGGAAAAGCTCTGCTTCAGGCGAGCATACTCCTCACGGTCGATAATACCATCCGCCAGGTTCTCATAGAGCGACATCAGCAGTTTTTGGAGCTTTTCGTGTTCTGCCATCTTTGCGTCCAACTGCCGCTGGATTTTCTGCGCTTGGGCCGTCCGCAACGGTGCTGTGTCGGTGATGTCCAGCAGCTCACTCATGTCCACAACTTCTCGGATGTGCTGTTGGAGGCTTTCCAAAACAATCTCCTCCAACGCGGTATCCCGAATACGGTGTGGGGTACAGCTCTTGTCCTGCTTGTGAGCGGAGCAGACATAGTAAATATATTTTTTTCCACCAGCAGGTACCGTCTTTCGCACCATACTGGCTCCGCAACTTCCACAGAAGATCATGCCGCTGAACAGGGACACAGTTTCCCCTTGGGGGCTGCGCCGGGTGTCCATACTCAAGACCTTCTGAATACTCTCAAAGTCAGATTTTCCGATGATCGCCTCATGGCTGTTCTCGATGACAGACCACTGGCTCTCCTCTTTGGCTATGCGCTTGTGGACCTTATAGCTAGGTGTTGTCTCCTTGCCCTGAATCAGAACACCGGTGTAGACCGGATTTTTCAGGATACGAAGCACTGTGGCCGCCGACCACAATGCCTTGGAGTTGGTCTTGAAGGATGTGGTGTACTTCATCCCCAGGGAGCGCTTGTACTCCATGGGCGAAAGAACACCTAGCCTGTTCAGGGCGGCGGCGATGTCCTGGGGACTGATGCCCTCCAGTTTCCACTTGAAGATGTCGCGCACGATATCGGCGGCGAACTGGTCCACTACCAGCTTGTTCTTGTTCTGCTCGTCTTTCATATAGCCGAAGGTGGCAAAGGAGCCGAGATACTGCCCGCTCTTGCGCTTTACCTCCAGCTGAGTGCGGATTTTGACCGAAATATCCCGGCAATAAGCCTCGTTGATGAGGTTCTTGAACGGAATAATCAGGTCGTCTGATGCCTTCTTTTCTTCACAGCTGTCATAGTTGTCGTTGACTGCAATGAACCGGACGCCCAGAAACGGGAATATCTTTTCGATATACTCGCCAGCGTCCAGGTAGTTTCTGCCGAAGCGGGACAAATCCTTGACCACGATGCAGTCGGTGCGACCGGCTTTCACATCTTCGATCATTTCCTTGAACGCTGGGCGCTCAAAGCTGGAACCGCTCCAGCCATCGTCCACCCGCACGGCGCACTCCCGAAGTTCGGGGTGCTTGGATAGGAAATCCCGCAACAGCTCTCGCTGTCCGGCAATGCTGTTGGATTCCTCCTTATCTCCATCATCGCGGGACAGGCGGAGATAAAGAGTGGTGTTCCAGATTTTCGTTACTGCTGTTTGCATGATGCACACTCCTTCTCTGAGTTTCAGCAAAACCAGAGAGCTTGGAGCGCTGCTTTAGTCCTGCCCGTATTGTAATTCGATTTTTTGATGCTGTCGAGTTTGTCAGCACTTGGAGCGGAGATAACCGCTCAGCAATTCTTCCAGAGAAAAGTCGGATTTGGAAAAGCCCACTTTTACAATGTACTTTCCGTGTTTGTAGCAGTAGGGATTTTTGATCTGACGAATGTAATCTACGGCCCGTTCCCGCTTGGGCAGCGCCGTATTGACGGACACATCACGGATGTCCACCAGGGCATCCCGCTGGATGGTCGCAAGGTCGATGTTCTTCATAGCTGCAATATCAATGTTTTCGTACATATTGCCCCTCCTTCCGTAGCTGGTTCAATCTATGCGAAAGCTCGTCCGCTCATGTCAGCGGGACTTCTTTTTGCCCTGTTTCTCGGGCTTTACTTTCTTTTTGCGTCTGGATTCTTCCTTTTCAATATTCCGAAGTGCAAGGTACGCTGTCATGTCCAGGCAGCCGGAACGGTTGTATCTGTCTTGCTTGCTCATGTTCTTTCTCCTCCCTTATGGTGCTTCCACATCTTCCGCAATGCGGAGGCCCAGGCTGATCTCCATGGCGTCCTCCACCTCGCGCATTTGGCTGCGGTGCAGCTTCCCGATGTATTTCTGTACCCGGCGCTTGTCGATGGTCTTGATCTGCTCCAGCAGAACGGTGGACGGACCGCCCAGCCCGTCCACATTCTCCAGCTGACAATGCGTGGGCTGACTTTTCTTCTTCCAGAACCGAGAAGTCAGCGGCGCTACGATCAGCGTGGGGCAAAAGATGTTGCCCGTGTTATTTTGCAGCACCAGCACCGGACGAGTGCCGCCCTGCTCAGAGCCGAAAAAGGGGTCTAGGTTTGCCAAATAGATATCACCCCGGCGGTAGCTGTGATCGTCGTTCATCATGTTTGTTGTCTCCTTTTCGTTCATTTCGTATGTAAAAACGGCCTTGACCATCGTCAAAGCCGCCTCAAGTTATCGGATATGTCATCCTCAGCAGGGAACGATCAGAATTTCAAAGGAATGACCATTCGCTTGCTGTTCCCGTTGTAGATGCGGTAGACCTGAAGAAGATACTTCTTGTAGCCGGAAATGCTGGCACCAGCGGCGCGCCCTTCCCGGTAGATGCACAGCGGGTCCACACGGCGCAGATGCTCGATCAGCCTCCTGGGGTCATACTCTTTGTGATAGAGATCAATGAACCGGCATACGCCGGTGACCGTCTCGGAACGAAAGGATTCCGGGTCCCCGCCCCAGGCATTCAAAATGATCGTCAATGCCTCCTGATACCGCTCCGCACCGAGGCGCTTGAACTCATCAAATGCCGTCTTGATGCAGCCCATGCGTCGTTTGCCCCGTTTTTGGTTGAAATCCAGTAGCAGGCCCACATTTTCCGTAGCACTCACGAAGGCCAGAGCCTCCGGGTCACGGGCGAATACCAGTGCCCGCATACGGGCACCAGGAATCAGGCTTGCCGACGCTCCCGTCTGCTGAGCAAACAACTTTGCTTCTTCCTGTTCCGTCATGCCGAAGTACACTTTGCATTTGATGGGCAAGTCCTGTTCCCGATTGAGGAACTTCCGGGCGGCGATGGTATGCTGACCATCGAAGACATAGTAGTGGCCGTCCCGGTAGCTGACCTTCGGCTCGTTGGCGATGCGCTCGTCAAAGCCCATGGCGATCTTTCTGACACGATTGGGGTTCAGGTCCCGCTGGTAGGTCTCTCTGGGGACTTCGATCTGGCGGCTGTTCAGCATCATTTCTCTGTAGTTTTTGTTCATTTTGGAATAGTTCCTCCTTCTATTTGCTTCAAAAAGTCCATTGTTTCCTGAATCAGTTGCTTGACCTTGACGCGACAGTGCGGCTTCTGAAAATAGACAGAATAGGTATTGAGGCAGAGCGTCCAGCGAAACACCATGGATTCCATGGCATCAGACAGCTCATAGAGCATATCCTCCTGGGTGCCCTTTCCTCTGGGAGACAGCATATCCGTAGAGATTTTTTCAATCTTCTGGATATCTGTGGGTCCTTTGGCTTTTTCAGATTTGGGCGCTTTGGGTTTTGGTTTTCGCAGCTCCTCTGCCATTCGCTCCCGTTCCTCCGGGGCGGCTCTGGCCAGGGACGCAACCTCTTTTTCAGTGGGCTTGATCGCGCCGGAGAGAATTTCCTGTCGGATACCGGGCGCAGCTTCTTCAGCAGCATCCACGGCTTTTGCGAAATGTTCAGCGCGAATTACGGTTGATCGTCCTACATGATTCTCTTTCGCAATTCGTTCACAGGTTTTCGGCGCTTTTGGTAGGTTATCATTTTGGTAACCTACCACAGTGGAATATTGATTGCCTCGAAATCCGTCCCTAGCGCCATTTGTTGCTTTCTCCGCCTCATATTGTTTTCCAATCAGATATTTCCTCTGCTCGGAGGTCAAGTTTCTGCGCCCCAACTGGTTCTTGCAAATCCAGGCGATGGCGGCATATCGGTCTGCAAATCCCTTTTCGTGGGTGATATAAGTAATCTCGGGGTGCTTCTCAATGATATGGAAGCGGTTATGGCCGTCTACGATCACGCCACCCCAAACAATAAGCGGATTGATGACCGCACCCTCGGACAAAATGTTCTGCTCTAGAAGCTGATATTCTTCGGTGGTCAAGGGCGGTATTTTGCTCTCAAACTCTGGGTCGATCCTTAGTTCCATGTTGTTCATCCCCTCTCTGATCGGCATTGTATGTATCGGGGCGGCCTCATGGGAGACCGCCCCATATTTCTTCGGGATGGCAGAAAATCCACCCCGGTTATCTTTTTTCTTCCACTCTATTCAGACTGTCTCTACGCTGTTTGACACTCGCATCTCTGCCCATGCTTTACTTACATGACCTTTCACCGGATTGCCTGCGACGGTTGTTAGCACGCTCGGACTGTCCCTGGTGGGGAGTAGCACCTCTCCGCCGTCGTTGCCTATCGGGAGCGGCCCGATTTTTCCGAAGCTGGCGGAATCGCTCGTTCCATCGCTGGAAGTCTTGGCGCGCCCTTCGGCTTGGCTCTTGCAAGAGAGATCGTTATCTGAAAAAGTTCTTCAATTTTCAAGGTTCCACATCGCCGGGATTAAACTGTTACCGGGCTTGATGTAGGAGAAGGAATTGAACCTCTCATATAACCCACGTTGGAAAGGGCGTTTGATACCCTGTCTTAAAAAAACTTTTTGATTTTTTTAATTGCGGCATCAAGTGTCTTTTTCAAAACGGGTTGAGAAATTCCCAAACTGTGCGCAATCTCGCGCTGTGAACAACTCCCCCAATAGTACGCAATGACGATTTCGCGCTGCCGGTCCGTCAGGCATTTCAGGACTTGTTCACAGGCAATTCGGTCAATCGTTCTGTTCAGCGGATTCTCCGAAACGGAAAGCGCATCGCCCCATGCTTCGTCCAGGTCGTGTTTTGTGCCGTGACGGTCCCCATGGGCAACCTCGCGGTTATGCCAGAGACGATCTTCTCCTTCCATCAGGAAACGAACCGACCAGTCCGTGCAGGAAAAGCTCGATTCAGGTACTGCTTTGTCGCCATCAGCACTGTGATAGACATACCCGCCGCAGTCCTCCTTGCGGAATACCGTGGAGCCTTCGCTGGCTTCATAGAGAGCAAATCCATTCTGGTAGGCAGTCAATTTGGCCTCTGCAACATGAGTAGAAGCCAGAGGAATACCGTTTTCTCGCAGGGCCTTTGCAGTAGGGAGAGCCTGACCATCTGTTGATGCCATTTTTGCTTTCAGTTCCTTGAGGGTATAGGAATGTTCAGTTTTCATGTCGTAACCTCCGTGATTTTTGAATTTCTGGGTTCAAAAATCAGAGGTTACGGGTATTTGGCGGCGTAGGGCTGCCAGCCGGAAAGTACAGACACCGCTCTTGCTCCTTTCAGAGCAAAGGCACCAGAACGCAAAAATAGCCGGACAACATCAAAAGGATATGGTTATCCCTTGATGCTGCCCGGCTATTTGGTACTGTTTCATCCCATCACATCTATGGTGATGGCGGTCCGTTGCTCGGTGTCAGACTTCCGAATACTTTATGCAGGTGCGCTTTGCACGAGATTTGTAAATAATGATGTAGATCAGACGGCTAATCTGCAAGCCATATTAAGCTGGCATATCGTGCCGCACTTGGAACACTTTATAGCGACGGTTCCAGTGCAGGCAGTCAGTTTGTCAAAAAGCCGGTGGCCGCAGGTGTGGCAACGCTTGACCACAACAATGGCCACTTGCTTGGGTTTTGGTTTCGATTGCTGGGAATTAGAGTTCATTCGGTTCCTCCATGTAGACATTGACAAGTGCGTGGGGATCTTTGAGGTAGCTGATGCCCAGCATCCCCAACTGCTTCATGCGAATTTCAAGGGCCTGCTTGGAGACACCCAGGAACTCCGCCATGTTGCAGAATTTTTGATAATCGTTGGCCCGGTATATCTTGTTGAGCATTTCCAGTTTATTGCCCAAGCCGAACCGCCGCATACACTGGACCATGAGCGTTCGCGGCATAATGAGCGCCGAGGCCAGCGTGTCCGCTTGCCACTCCACCCAATCACGAGACCGACTGTTGCTTCGGTAGAAAACATGGGCTTTCCGATGGCAGATCGGACCGTACTCTCTGGGGTAAAGACGACACAGAATGTGATGGGCTACTTCGTGCATCATTGTGAAATTTCGGCGGCCAATTTGTCCGTCTGCCGTCAAAGCAGCGTCGATGGCGATATCGTTTGCGGTCAGGGTAATGAGTTCTTTCGCGCCGTCATCGGCCACGATCTCCACAGCAACTTCATCAAAGGCAGATAGGCCCAGGATAGACCCATCTGTACATAGCGGGAGAAAGTGAACCTGCAATTTCATAATTTCTGCGGCGAACCGCTCTGGCTCGACGGGTGGGAGTTCTCCCAGGGGTGGGCCGCACTTGTGGAAATACTGGCAGGTAAAGCGATCCGCGATATGTTCCAGATCAAGTCTGGATAAATGTCTTGCCTGGGGCTGTGCGACATCGTTGATCTTCAAAAGAAACACCTCCGTGGTTCATGCTGTACGAATACGATAGCACTTCTTTTGGAGTAATGTCAATGTCGCATTTGTTACGCTATACGAAAATATCATCTTGACGGGGGTCTCATCTCGCTATATAATGGACACCAGAAAACTTACAGGAGGCGCTTTGCCATGAAATCCGAAAAGCTCGTTCGGTTGAACGCCATAACCTCGCTTCACTACAACGCCGAACAAGAAAAAGCGCAAAATGTGGTGGGAATGCGAATTGCCGAGGCCCGCAAAGCAAAAAAAATAAGTCTCGCTACCCTGCGAGACCAGTTGAAGGAGTATGGGATCAATATTACCGCGGCTACGATCAGTCGTTGGGAGACCGGCTCCATCGTCCCCAACGCATACCAACTGCTGACCATTGCACAGGTGCTCGATGTAGATGACAGCCTGGTGTATTTCACGAATCGGACAGATGCGCTGAATACCGAGGGACTGCAAAAGCTCAAGGAGTATAGGCAAGACCTGATCGACACTGGAAAGTATCGCCCCCGGCCAGTGCAAAGCTCCAGAAGAATCAAGTATGTGGAGATGCCGGTAAGCTCTTTGCCCGTTTCTGCTGGCACCGGCGCTTTTTTGGACGATGACACCTTTGAAATGGTCAGCTTCCCAGAATCCTCTGTTCCCACTGGTGCCGAGTTTGGAATTCGGGTCAGCGGCGACAGTATGGAGCCGGTGTACCACGACGGTCAGATTGTCTGGGTCCAGCCATGCAATTCACTGAGTATTGGTGAGGTCGGTATCTTTGTCTACGACGGAGACGGCTATATAAAAGCCTATGACGAGCAGGAGCCGGAGGACCAGGATGAGTTCACGGACAGCGAGGGCTGCTTGCAGATGCAGCCGGTATTGGTGTCTTATAACGAGGCATATCCGCCCAAGGTTGTATCCCCGCACACCGATTTTCTTGTCGTAGGTCGTGTGTTGAAGGCGTAATATTCTCAATGAAAGCGAGTTTCGTAATTGAACACATTAAAGAGAACCTTTGAATTGATGGCAGAGCGTAATCTTACTTTGCAGAAACTGGCGGAACGGAGTGATGTCCCGTACACGACGCTTAAAATGGCAAAGCGCCGTGGAAATCAGCTGAGTGTGGACACGATTGAAAAGCTCTGTGTTGGTCTTGGCGTGACCATGAGCCATTTTTTCGCAGAGACATCCGAGGAGGGAACAGTGTGATCGTAAAGGATTTGATTGAGCGTTATCCCGCTGAGGATATCGTAAACGAAGTGATAGACCTTTGCTCTGTTGACGATGCGGAGCATGACGATATATTTCAGGCGCATTTAGAGTTGATCCAGCAAATAAAAGCCATTCAGCCCGTGGACACGGAACATTTGATCCTGGGGTATTACTATGTTGACGAGGGGAAGGAATACTTGGACACCTTGCTCTATCGCAAGGCTGATATCAGAGCATTTGACCCAGATTCAGAGTTGTCCCACATTGACAGCATTGCAGGACTTGCGGACGATGAGATCGAGCGCTTGTCCCACCTGCACCTGTTGCCTGAAAGCTATGCGTATGAACTGTGCCCGTGGAGCGAGATATTGGGCTATGAGATCTGTGAGGACAATGCCAAGAAGATCGGTCCGACGAGGTTGGCCGCCGCTGTCATCTATGAAATGACCTTCTGTGGCCTTACGGAAGCAGAAGTGGCCGCTGAGCGCGAAAAACTGGATGAATCCCTTACAGAAGCGGAAACAATTTGGCAACTTCCTCCCGAAGAACGGGACAAGCACCTCTAGCCTTCTTTTTGCGGTTCAATCATCATGGCAAGCGGCCACACATCCGCCCTTTTGCCTGCGCCGTTCCATAGCTGGAATCGTCTTGGCAAGCCGGGCTTTGTGCTACAAATGCGACAAACCGTGGATTTCCGCCTGAGCGGAGATCCACGGTTTTGCTTGTTGGTGGCATCGCCCCCAAACCCCTGTCAGCAGCATTTGCAATGTTGGCTACGCGCCGTGCTGATTTTGGAATACAGTGTGAGGTTGAGACGCTGAATCTACTACCACGCTTTCTTTGCTTTGCTGCTGTCGTGCTGCTTTTACCGTTGCTCCACCATCTGGGCAAGCCACTCGATGGTGGCTGGGTCTTGGTGAGAGAAGAAGGAACTGGTAGCGGTGTCCAGAGCGGCGATGGCGGTCATGTCCTCGTCGGTCAGGGCAAAATCGAATACATTGAAGTTCTCCACCATCCGCTCATAGTGGGTGGACTTGGGGATCACCACAATGCCCCGCT